CGCCGAATGGCAGTAGAGTTTGACGACGCTAACTAAGGTTTAGACATAGGAGATAAAATTATATGGCACTCGTAACCTCTGGCTCGCTCGCAGCGGCCTACCAGGAGTACTTCTCGAAAGAGTTGCTCCAACGTCAATTGCCCATCCTTCAGATGGAACAATTCGGAATGAAAGCGGCGCTTCCGCGTAAAAACGGAAACAAGCAGATACGCTTTTTTAGATACGACAACCCGAGCATTAGCTCAATCATTGAAGTAACGTCGGAAGGCACAAACCCTGGAAATAACGAACGTCAGTTGACCCTGTCGACTGTACAGGCATCATTGCAACAGTTTGCCAGCTTGGTCAAGCTGTCTGATATCTTGCAAGCCACAAACTTGTTTGATTCCATGGCACAGGCCACGACTCAATTGGCGGAAGATCATGCGTTGCATGCCGACACATTGGTGCACCGTGTGCTCACAACCGGAACTACCTCCGGAACTGGCACTCTGTCCACCTCGGTTCGCTACGCGCAGAACAGCAACTCGACGGCATTCATCGCCGCGACTGCAGCCAACTCGGCCTTCACGGCACTCGACTTGCTCGATTCCGTGACTGCTCTCCGAGTTGACAAGGCTCCTACAATCAAAGGCGGATACGTCCTGGTTGCAGATCCTCGTACTGCTCGTTCGATCCTCAACGATGACGACTATATCCAGGCTCATCGTTACTCTGGCACGGATAGCTTGCTGAAAGGCGAAGTTGGAACGTACTACGGAGTGAAGACTCTGTTGTCGCACAACATTCTGTCCTTCGGTTCTGCTTCTGCTAATGCCATCTCTGGCACTGCAGCTGCATCCTACAACTCCAGCACTGCGCCTTTCTTGGCGAACATTGTGCTCGGCGACCAGGCATTCGGCGTACCTAGCCTCACAGGCGATTCGCCCTATAGCCCCAAGGTCCTAATTGCAGAAGGTCCGGACAAGTCCGACCCTCTGGATTTGGTAACCTCGGTCGCTGTCAAAACGTACTACACCGCGATTCAGTTGAACGGAGCGTTCTACCGAGTCGTGTTTAGCCGTTCTGAAGTCAGCTAATTAAATGGGCGCGATCGTATTAATGATCGGGCCCTCGGCAAAGACTCGGGGAGGCAAAAACCTCCCCGGGTCCGAGCCTAAAAAGAAGGGGTCAAAAATGGCTAACACTGTAAGCATTCCGATCGAAAATCTAACCATTTCGCAAGAGACCGAACAGGCCGAGCCTATGGTTGGCGATATGGTTGAATTGACCGGAGAAGTTGTTGAAATCAAAGAAGGCGTTGCCATGGTTCGCGTAAGCGAGGCGGAAGGAGAGATTGAAAAAGAATCTCCAGAAGCCGAAACCGAGGGCGAACGTCTCAGGAATGAAGCCGTCAAGATGGACGGTGGGGAAATGATGGAAGACTGATGCCACTTTACGAGTACGAAAACAGGGACACCGGGGGCGTTGTAACGCTCGAGCGTCCGGTAGATGAAAGGGACAATGTCCCAAGTAAACTAAAACGACGCAACTTTCCCTCCAGCTTCAGACTTGTTAACTGTGGTTCAGAACCAGCATACCACCCAGCGGCCATGGACGGTCGCAACATTCTTAAAGGTTATCACGCACTAGAACAGAAACTCGGCTCAAGGTTCCGCCCAAGACATAAAGCCGATACAATCAAACAAGTTTGGGCAAAACATAGGAAATTAGATCCATGAGTCAAATTAATATTCGCCGCGAATTGAAAGCAAAAGGCAAGCCTGTTCGGATTAATTCTGGGCTGGAATCCACCGCGATGGAGTTCACAACGACTGCCACGACTGGCACGTTCGTATCCGGAACATCTACTCTCGGAATTACCATCAAGCTAAACGGCACTTCGTACAAGATCCCGGTTTACAGCTAATGTCTGCCGATACAGATAGGTTTGGGGCCAGAAATGGTTTTACAGTAGGCACCACAAGTGTGGCTGGAAGTAGCTATTGGGCGATTCAAATGCTCGCCGATACTACATTCAGCGCCATTTCGGGTAACTATGATGGGACTCTAACTGGCATTACAATTGGATCTGGCAACATCATTTACGGTGAGTTTAACAGCTTTACTGCTGGAACTGGCCGAGTGATTGCCTACAAGGGCTAATTACCTATTAGCAGTCAACCCGCCAAAGGTTCTATCCCTTGGCGGGTGATTGCATTGTAATTTTATGCCAAGATTATCTCTAGGACTAGGAGTGCAAAACATCCGCAAGGTTGGTGGCGGGGCTGCGCCTAGTGGAATTAACGTAGCCACAACAAACGCAATCGTTCTTTCTGGGCTTACTATTGGTTGGGTAGATTTGAACGGAGTTTACACAAAATCTGGAGATCCAACCAATGTAACTGCAGGAGGCGTTGATGGAGAAGCTACTGGAGCAGTATTTTTTAATTCAGGGTATTTTGGTACTAATAAAGATGGTGCGGCGATATGGTATGGCCCAATATTTAACGGGAGTGGCAATGGATGGCAAATAACTTGGTATAATGATAATAGATTTATCCTTGGATCAGTAGTATCTGCAGACACAACAACAGTTCCTGTTTCTGGATATAGCAACGATGGTGGCTATACTGGCACGATAACACTCACCGCCGCTTAACTTTATGCCAAGACTATCTCTAGGACTAGGAGTACAGACGATCCGCAAGGTTGGTGGTGGAGCCGCACCCCAACCAACGGCTGTGCTTATTTCTGGTGCTGGAACAGGATCATCTAATGGTAATTATGTTTGGGATGGGATTGCTTTTTTTAATGGGAAGCGACATTATTTCTCTGATGTCAATACAATTTTTTGGGATGGATCTCAATGGTTGATAGAAGATACCATTTTTGAAGAAAATACATATTCATCTGCTAATTTAATTGCTTGGGCAATAATCGGTGGGGCAGAAGAACCAGCACCAACTGGAACATTGTCTTATTCTTAAAATTATTATTTAATTTACACAATGAACTTTCTCGCCATATCCATTTTCTTCCTTGCCATCGCATCCTGCTCGCCACGCAAGCAGGATAACAATGCTTTACCAGTCTACTCGGACATGGGCGCTGCATCTGACCTTGGGGCTACTAAGCCATGAGCGAAGACCAGGTTTGGAGCATAGAGGTCAAACTGGCCCGGATGGAAGAGCGCCAGGTCCAGTTGTACAAAATGGTCGAGACCAGCTTGTCAAACTACGCGGATGTGGTAAATAGAGTTTCTGCCCTGGAACACCTCCGTTCTAGGGCCTTTGCAATTGCTGGGGTCGCCGGGCTGCTGTTTTCCGTTGCCTGGGACCTAGTTAAAAACAGGATGAACCACTAATGGCAACACTTGGCACACAGACAATTAGCACAAGCTATACCCAGCTCCTAAAGACGTTTGGTAGCAACATTGTCGACAGCACCATGCGAGCCGTTTCTAGTGGAGACGAGGCCGGAGTTTCAGCCCTACAGATATGCACCACAGGGGTCAAGAGCACCGGGACGCTTGCGTGCGATGGAGCATCAACACTTACTGGTGCTGTTACCTTTGGGACAAACATCACAGCTTCAACTGGTACGGCTACGATTGGCACTCTTTCTGTATCCGGCCAGGCGACATTTGGGTCGCACGTCACCATGTCTACCGGGACGGCAACGATTGGGACTGAGTCTGTTGGTTTATCAACAATTGGCACTCTTTCTGTCACAAGCATAGCCACACTCGGATCTGCAAAGATTGGCGCCACAGGACCCACGATAACAAAGGTATCCTACGCAACTGCGTCCTTTGGCTCCGCTGTTGTTGCGGCGCACAGTGCGCCAGACACGACAAACGGAACATTCTTGCTCACCGGAGCCGAGTTGGGGGACATAGTTATCGGATCAATCAATTCGCTCGGATCGACAACAGGGACAACACAGATCGAAACCAGCTTTTTCCCGGTAGCGTCAAACGTTGTAAGATATGTAATTAACAGCAAAGGCGCAACTGCTGGGACAATTCCAGCAGGAACAATCTTCGCAACCGCAATGAGGTTCACAACTTAATATGGCAAACATACTAGATCGCAATACTGATTTTTTAACTAACGGCACGGTCACGTCCGCTGGGTTGCACAACCTTATTGACGACACGAACATTTATGCCGGGCTAATTTCGACCCAGGAAGAGAGGACGTCTGTAGGTACCGGGGATTTATTGCTTATTGCGAATTCGTCAGCGATAGGAAGTCCTCAAATAGCCGCGAACCGGACGACGGTTTACAATTTATTTGAAGATGCGCTGACAAGCGGAACGTATGTAAATGCGAATCTGTCAAACGTTCTAACAGTCGGTACAGTTTCAGCGAATCGCACGATCAGCACAACCGGTACTATCACTACTGGAACGATTCCAAATCTTACTGCTGGTACGACAACTTCAACACTTGGAACAATCACCAATCTATCTTCTGGAACAACAAATTCTACATCTGTAATTGCTACCTCCGGAACGATTGGAACATTTAATTCTACATCTGTAATTGCTACCTCCGGAACGATTGGAACATTTAATTCTACAACCGGAACGATTGGTAATCTTTCAACCACCCTAGCTGGTGACTTCACGATTACGCAAGGAACAGGAACAATCGGAACTTCAAAAGTAACTCCAGCAAATCTTTCGCAACCATTTACAAGGGCAACTGCTGTAGCATCCACAAGCGGAACGGCTATTGACTTTACTGGCATTCCATCTTGGGCAAAGCGGATTACTGTTGCGATCTCTGGACTAAGCGCAAGCGGAACTTCGGCGAATTTGTTGCGGGTTGGAACGTCCTCTGGTTTTGTCACAGATGGCTACACAAGCGGAGTTACAGTCCAGGGCGGTACAAATGCAGTAAATGGAGCAAACAATACAAACGGCTTTAATTTTTCACCCTCGCCAGCAGCCGTATCCGTGGCATGCGGCATGCTCACACTTTTGAATATCTCTGGGAATACATGGGTTCACGCTTCTGTTATTGGTTTTACAAACGATTCATATTCCGCTACTGGAGGTGGTAATATTGCACTAGGCGGAACTCTTGACCGAGTTCGAATTACTACTGTCAACGGAACAGACACATTCGATGCTGGATCAATCAACATTATGTACGAAGGGTAATCCATGATAGCAAGAATTGAATCAAATTGCATAACTGGCGAAGTAAAATACTTTGACGAAAATGAAGTCGAAATTGATTCTAGCTCTATTCCGAG